TTGATATTTTTTATTTTTTTTTTTTTTTCAAGCAGAAGACGGCATACGAGATGTAGCCGTGACTGGAGTTCAGACGTGTGCTCTTCCGATCTATGACTTTCACTAATGTGAAGTTTGAGCCGTATACTTACTCTTCTAAAATTGTAAAGGTATCTAACCAATTGATCAGCGATAACGCTTTCGATTTGGCTAGCTTCGTAGGTGGCCAATTGGCTAACCGTTTGAAGCGTGGTATTAACGCGCACCTTACTACTGGTACGGGTTCTTCTCAGCCTCAAGGTATCGTAGCTGGCTCTACTGCTGGTAAGACTGCTGCTTCTGCTACAGCTGTAACAGTTAGCGAAGTAATGGACTTATTCTACAGCGTAGATGCTTCTTACCGTAACGCTCCAGGCGCTGGGTTTATGATGAATTCTGCAACAGCTAAAGCTGTACGCGTATTAGGTTTCGGGTCTTCTAACGACTTCCCGGCGTACGTTCCAGGAATGAGCGTAGGCGAGCCGGATATGCTTTTCGGTAAGCCGGTATACATTAACGAAGATATGGACGGTATCGCTACTGGTAACAAATCTATTATTTTCGGTGATCTTAAGCAGTACTACGTACACGAAGCTGGCGGCGTACAGTTACTACGTCTTAACGAGCGTTTCGCTGATGCACTGTCGACTGGCTTTATCGCTTACCGTAGAATCGACGGTAACGTATTGCAAGGTTCAGCTATTAAGCACTTAGTACAAGCGTAAGCTTGAGCAGCTAATGAAGGTTATATTTAACCAAGCTATAGCAGGGGCAGACTTCTACTACACCTCCGGGCAAGTAGTAGAGCTGCCCTCTGCAGCTGCTAACGAGTTTTTAAATGCTGGCTTCTGCGAAGTAGTAGAGGAGAAGCAAGCCGTAAAAGCTGAAAGAGCCGTAAGCAAAAAAAGCACTAAAAGAACAACTAGAGCCAAGTAATGAGCTATACGATAATTACCCCAGCAACTATAAAAGCTTTAACCGTACAAGAGGTTAAGGATTATTTGCGCGTAGATAGCGACGCAGAGGACACCCTGCTAGGGGTGCTTATTGACGCGGCTACACAAATGGCCGAGAGTTACTTAGGAAGGTTTCTTTTAACGACCGTTATAGAGGAGTTTTACGATTTTTTCCCAGTCTATAAGACGGGCGTAGACCCTTTCCACGGCGATAGAAATATTATTTATTTAAGCAGAGGACCAGTACAAAGCTTAGCGAGTGTTAAGTATATCGACGGAAACGGCGACGAAATTACTGTAAGCTCTAGCGACTACCGCACGGACTTAGTAAGCGAACCTGCGCGAGTATTTCCGGAGTACGGTTGGTACGGTACTAAGGACACGGTAAACGCTGTTATAATCCGTTATACCTGCGGCTATACTCAAGCCTCGGACGTACCCGCTAACATTAAAATGGCTATGCTGTTAATGATTGGCGAAATGTACGAGAAGAGAGTAGACAGCGTACACCGATTACCGACAGCTTCGGAGTACTTAATGAACCCTTATAGAGTTTTCCGCTTTGATTGATCCGGGCAAATTAGATAGACGAATTACCTTGCAAAGTGCGAGCGTAAGTACGGACGGCTTCGGCCAGGACGTACGCACGTACAGCACCTTAGCGCAGGTATGGGCCCAAGTAGATTATAGAGGAGTCCCTAAAGAGGGGGAAGATACCGAGAAGCTAACCAGCGTAAATAAGGTGCGCTTTACAATACGCTACCGCAGCGACGTAGACGCCACAGTAAAGATAAGCTGGGGCGGTAAGACTTACGAAATTGAAGGCGTAAGCTTAGAGGGTAGAGAGCGCTACCTTATTATAGATACTGTACTAAGGGACTGATGGCGTTATTTAACACTTTAGGAAAGGGGCACCATAGCCAGGGTATCTACTTTGAAGTAGAAGGCCTAGAGAAGGCTATACTCAAGCTTGAGCGTTTAGCAGAGATTGACCGCAAGAAAGCCCGCCAGTTCAAAACCGGTATTAAGAAAGCGGCGAAGCCTTTAGTAGAAAGTGTAAAGAGCTCTATTACTAATTCTACGAATAAAAGCCAGTATAGCAAAACTATACAAACTAAGCGCTCAAAAGACCCCGCAAAGCGTAAGTATAAAGAAGTAACCTATAAAAGTGGTAACCTAAAGAAATCTATAGCTTTTTTTGCTAGCCGTAAACGCGGAGCTCTTTTAGGTTATGTAGGAGCTAGAACGGGCAGAAGAGCAGGTAAGACCTTCGACGGGTATTACGCAGCTATAGTAAATTACGGAGAAGGGCGCGGTAAAGCGAAAGCAAAACCGGATAAAAAAGACAATATAGACTATGCTCTAAAGGGACATAAAAAAGGTGCGGCCCAAGCTCAAGCCTTACTCTATAGAGAGGTGCAAAAAATACTAAAGCAAAGCTTATACCAGCTTACTAGATAATGACGGAAGGAAAAGCTATTTACTCAATACTAACCAGCGACAGCGACGTAAGCGCTATCGTAGGTACTCGCGTTTATCCGCAGATAGCAGCGCAGGGCGCAGCTTTCCCTTTTGTAGTATATGTATTACAAGATACTAGCCCTAGCGATACTAAGAGCGGGGTAAGCACCTTAGACGAGGTGCGCTACGATATTGTAGTAGCTAGCGAAACTTACGCAGAGGCTAGCGACCTAACTAATAAAATACGAACCGCTCTAGATCGTTATACCGGTACGGTAGCAGGTGTAGTTATTGACTCTATACAGTTTATAGACTTAGACGCAGATAACGACCCAGGTACCGAGACTTTCGTAACGAGCTCGGAGTATATAATAAGAGTTAAGCGATGAAAATAACACTAACGAAAAAAGTAACCCTTCCTAGTGGTAAGAAGCTAGCGAAAGGTCTAACTTTAAGCGTAGTAAACGAATACGGCCAGGAGCTTATAGAAGCTGGTAAGGCTGTAGAATTTGGGGCCGAGGCCCCCGTAATAATTGAAGAACAACTAAATAATCTAGATTAAAAATGGCAACTACTGGTATTATGAATGGAACCCTTTTAGGGGTTTACGCAGGGTCTACTCTAATAGCGCACGCTACCGAGGGCTCTATCTCTTTGTCAATGGACACAAGAGACGCAACTACTAAAGACTCAAGCGGCACTCGCGATATATTGGAGGCTACAAAATCGGGTACTATTTCGGTATCGGCTTTGTACGCTGAAGATGCAGCTTACGGCGTCGATGATCTTATGACAGCTTGGAGCGGACGCTCACAGCTTACAGTTAAATTTTCTACCGAGGTAAGCGGAGATCATTACTGGTCTGCTGCTGCTTACGTAACTTCTTTAGAGGTTTCTAGCGGTATGGAAGATAACGTAACGTACTCGGCTACTTTCGAGCTTACGGGAGCTATTACCTACTCTACTGTAGCGTAATAATAGAATAACACAAACACTTAAAGCAAATGGTTAAACACGTAGAAATAGGAGGAGCTAGCAGACCGGTTAAATTTGGTTTCGCTGCCCTTATGGAATTTACCGAAGAAAACGGCTATACTATGGCCGACCTAGATAGGCTAGGCGATAATATGAAACTAAAGGACGCGCTCTTTTTAGTGTGGTGTGGATTGAAGCACGGCGCTAGAGTAGAAAAGCAGCCTTATAAGTATACTATCGAAGATATAGCGGACTGGCTAGACGAAAAGCCCGAAGCTATGGAAGAGGTATTGAACGTGTTTAGTTCTAGCTTTACAGCCTCGGAAGAGGAAAAAAAGTAAACGGGGCGCCGAGTGAAAGCTCGGCAGCCCCTTTAACTTTTGACTATTACCAGGAGCTAGCTTTAGGCCAGCTTAATTGGACGCCGGCTACCTTCTACGAAGCAACGCCTAGAGAATTAGAGAACGCCCTAAAGGGCTTCTTTAATTTATACGAAGTAACCCAGCAGCAAAGCTGGGAGCGTGAGAGGTGGAGTACTACGGTACTAGTAAACCTACAGCTACCAAAAAACAAAAAGGTAAAAGCTACGGACTTGGTCCGCTTCCCTTGGGAGAATAAACACAAAGGCCCAAAGCTAACAAAACAAGAAGCTAAAGCAATACTAGGCAAATGGCAAAAAGGACAATAGCAAGTACTAACATTAGCATAGGTGCAAACCTTAGCGGCCTCCAGCGAGGCCTTAAGATAGCACAGCGCAGCCTTCGTAAGTTCGGAGGCCAGGCTAAGCGTATAGGTAGTAATATTACTAGTAGTGTTACCCTACCCTTTGCCGCTGCAGGTGCAGCTGGTGTTAAGATGGCTACCGACCTAGAAGGCAGCTTTAGCAAGATAGAGAACCTCGTAGGTATTACGGGGAAGGCTCTAGACGATTTTAAGACCTCGGTAAGAAATGTAAGTAGCGAAACTGGTAAGAGCCAGCAGGAGCTAAGCGAGGCAATATTTACAATTAGCTCCGCAGGTCTTCGAGGCGCAGCAGCTACCGAAGTATTAGAGCGATCAGCGAAAGCCTCAGCTATCGGCTTAGGAGATACGCAGCAAATAGCGCAAGCCCTTACCGGGGTTATGCAGGCTTACAGTAAATCCGGAATGACGGCAGCGCAAGCTACCGACACTTTAACGGCTATCGTAAGAGAGGGTAACCTAGAGGCGGAAGCTTTAGCCCCTACCCTTGGTAGGGTAGTAGGTATAGCTTCCCAGCTTGGCGTAAGCTTTGAAGAGGTGGGCGCGAATATCGCGACCTTTACCCGTTTAGGTGTACCGGCCGAGGAGGCCGTAGTAGGTCTACGGGGTATAATGGCTAGCTTCTTAAAGAGCGTCGTGTAGGGAAAGAGTGTAGATCTCGGTGGTCGCCGTATCATTAAAAGAAAATAGAAATGAAGGCATGGTCTTCGGTGGTGGAGTCGACAGGGTCTACCGATAGACGTAATGGGGTACAG